ATTAATTGGTGGTGAAACCATCGCAATGGAAAACGCTTTTAACCAACGACCAGAATATATTTTAAGTTATGAAGCCTTCGCAAATAATGACCAGCACATTGTCAAGCACTATAATAATGAAGTTCCTTATCACGTGCTTTCTACTGATAGTGATAACCCTACTTTCTCCACTGTTGACGTGGTTAATACAGTCTGTCCTTGTGCTGGCCTCAGCTCTTTGTCTCCTTCAGCTTCTGCTGACAATAGTGCTAACGATTGGATGTTTACTACATCTGATTACGTATTGGGTACTATGTCTCCTCGAGTTTTCTGGGGTGAGAATGCTCCAAGGCTTGCCAGTAAAATGGGAGAACCTGTCGTTAGACGTCTTAGAGAAATTGGAAAAAAATATGGATATACTTTTTCTATTTACAAAACTAAAAGCATTTTGCATGGGTTATCTCAAGTAAGAGATCGTACGTTTTATTTCTTTTGGAAAGATGACCGTATTCCAGTATTTGATTACTTTCATCGCCCTCACGAAAAGATTGAAGATATGATTCGTTCGGTACCAAATAATCCTGACGATCCAATGAGTCAGATTCTTACTAATACTAAAAAGCCAACTGATAACCCATTCTATAAGTATGTGCTTGAAGTTATTGAAGGTGGTATTACTCACCAAGAATTTGCTTCTAAGATTGAAAAGACCACTAACCCTTTAGATTATATTGAAGCAAATGGTATTACATATGATAAAGTAGGAGAATGGATGGAATCAAATGGATTTGAGCGTGAAGCCTCTAAGTGTTATCGCATGTACGAAAAGCTAAAAGCGGGTGGTAACATTATGCGTAAGAATACAGAAATTCCAAAAGATTACTTTGGAGCTTTTGTAGGACATATGCCAACTTCAACTGCTCATCCAGACGAAGATAGATATTTAACAGTACGTGAAGCTATGGAAGTCATGAAGCTTCCTCGTGATTTTATTTTACAAGGTGGTCTTAAAAATCTAAATCATATTTGCCAAAATGTTCCAGTAACTACAGCAACAGATATGGCTGAACAAGTTAAAAAATATCTCAATAATCAATTAGATACTATTGATACTGATTTTATGATTCAATGCAATAAAACAAAATCACTTGACTATAAACAAATCGGTGTACAACTAGATGAATTTATGGTATAATATATCTAATATCAAACGAAAAGGTGACTTATATGTCTGTAATGGATAAACTAAAAAAGAATTCTACACTTAAGCATACCGAAGTGCTTTCTAAGTCTAAATTCTTTAATGAAAAAGATATGGTATCTACATCTGTACCAATGGTAAACGTAGCTCTATCAGGTTCAATTGATGGTGGTCTTACTCCTGGTATGACTGTTCTCGCTGGACCATCAAAACATTTTAAAACTTCCTTTGCGCTTCTTATGGCAGGTGCTTATATGGAAAAATATCCAGATGCCGTAATGCTATTTTACGATTCAGAATTTGGTTCTCCACAATCATATTTTGAATCTTTTGGTGTTGATCCATCTCGAGTATTGCATACACCTATTACAAACGTAGAAGAACTTAAGTTTGATTTAATCAATCAACTTGAAGAAATCGAACGTGGTGATAAAGTTATTGTTGTTATTGATTCTATCGGTAACCTTGCTTCTAAGAAAGAATTAGAAGATGCGAAGAACGAAAAATCAGTAGCTGATATGTCTCGGGCAAAAGCTCTTAAAGGTCTTTTCCGAATGTCAACTCCATACTTGACTATGAAAGATATTCCTCTTCTTGCTATTAACCATACATATCAAGAGATCGGTTTGTTTCCAAAAGCAGTTGTTTCTGGTGGCACTGGTATCTATTATTCAGCAGATAACATTTGGATTCTTGGACGTCGTCAAAACAAAAAAGGCACTGAAATTACTGGTTATGACTTTGTGATTAATGTTGATAAGTCTCGTTTTGTAAAAGAAAAATCTAAAATTCCAATCTCTGTATCTTGGGATGGTGGTGTAGAACAATGGTCGGGCTTACTTGAAGTTGCAATGCTTGGTGGATTTGTTCGTAAACCATCAAATGGTTGGTATGAAGCAATGGATCCATCAACTGGTGAATTGCTATCAGAAACAAAAGTTCGTGAAGCAGATACTTTGAAAGAAGAATTCTGGACGCCAATCTTTGAAAAAACTGACTTCAAAGAATTTGTAAAAAAACATTACACCATTGGATATAAATCTCAAATTGATGAAGCTGCATTAGAGGGTTTACTTACAGGAGAATTTGATGTATAATAAGATTACTCAATATGATTACGATCAAATTGAATATCATAAAGGAACTAATCATGACTCGTTTAAAATTAAAACGGGTCGTTACTCTGGGACTGTAGTAACATATGGTGAAATTGCTATCCAAGAACAAATGGATGGTAGTGACCCAAAGCTAAAGTTTCAGTACCAAATTGATGAAAGTCCATTAGATGTGGACGAATTAAAAATGGATAGTGACTTTAATAATTATGTTGGTGATTTGTTAACCCACATTATTGAAGCAGCTATTGAAGATAACAATTTTGCGATTGGTGAGCAACCTGATGGAACCGAATCTACAAACAACAATTCTAAGGAATCTAATTAATAATGAAAGCTTTACGCGCAAAGTTATCCCGTTTCTAAAGAAAGATTATTTCGAAGGCAGTCAGCGTATTGTCTTCGATCAAATCATTTCTTTTGTTGGTAAATATAATAAGCTACCAACAGGCGAAGCACTATCGATTGAGATGGAAGCTCAAGATATTAGTGATGGTCAATATTCTGAAGCAGTTTCTATTATTAAAGAAGTTGCTATTCCTCAAGAAATTAGTCTTGAATGGCTAATTGAAAATACTGAAAAGTGGTGCCAAGATCGAGCAATCCATCTTGCAATCATGAAATCTATAAATATATTAGATGGAAAAGATCCGGAGCATACAAAGAACGCATTACCGGAATTATTATCAGATGCACTTTCTGTTGGCTTTGATAACAATGTTGGTCACGATTATATTGATGACTTTCAAACTCGTTATGAATTTTATCATCGCCAAGAAGAACGTATTCCGTTTGATCTAGATTATTTTAACACAATAACAAAGGGTGGTCTTCCTAACAAAACACTTAATATCGCTTTGGCTGGTACCGGTGTCGGTAAGTCTTTGTTTATGTGTCATGTCGCTGGCTCAGTTTTGAGTCAGGGCAAAAATGCTCTCTATATTACAATGGAAATGGCAGAAGAACGTATCGCCGAAAGGGTTGATGCGAACCTGATGAATACACCCATTGATCAGCTTCCTAATTTATCTAAAGATATGTTTGGCAATAAAGTTGCTCAAATTGCAAACAAGTCTCATGGCAAATTAGTCATTAAAGAATATCCTACTGGTGCAGCTCATGTTGGCCACTTTAGAGCTTTAATGAAAGAATTGCAATTGAAGAAAAACTTCAAACCCGATATTGTGTTTATTGACTACCTTAATATTTGCGCTTCATCGCGTATGAAAGGAATGGGTGGTGCAATCAACTCCTACTCATATATCAAAGCAATCGCTGAAGAAATCCGAGGACTTGCTGTTGAATTCAATGTCCCAATTGTCTCAGCGACTCAAACAACTCGATCAGGATATTCAAACTCTGATGTCGGCCTTGAAGACACCTCGGAATCGTTTGGGCTTCCTGCGACTGCAGATCTCATGTTTGCCCTCATCAGCAACGAAGAACTTGAAGGACTTGGACAAATCCTCGTCAAGCAGCTTAAAAACCGATACAATGATCCAAGTTCCAATAAGCGGTTCGTTATTGGAGTGGACAGATCTAAAATGAAACTATACGATGTTGAGCAATCAGCTCAAAATATTATTGATGCAGGTCAATCAGCGCCTGTTGCAGACTACTCACAGAACAATGTAAAGAAATTTGAAGGATTTAAGGTATAACAATGCATGCACGTCTCATCTCCCATAGTCAACCCTCAACTCGAATCCACACTGGCGAACTTGCAGCGCAGGGGCTTGACAATATCCAAGACCTCATCGCTTATGCGGCCCGTGTCTCCAATCCAGCCAATCAGGCTAACACCAAAACAACAACAAAACTACTTGACTATCTCATCCAACACAAACACTGGTCACCATTCGAAATGGCCTCAGCCTGTATCGAAATTGACACAACCCGAGACATTGCAAGACAACTCTTGCGCCACCGAAGCTTTTCATTCCAAGAGTTTTCTCAAAGGTATGCTGACATCCGCGATCTTAGCGATTCTATTGTAATTCGCAAAGCACGTTTGCAAGATCCTAAGAATCGTCAAAACAGCGTTATGACTGATGATACACAGTTGCATTTAGCTTGGGAAGTTCATCAGCGCGACATTTGGCAGCAAGCCATGAAATCATATAAATGGGCTATTGATAATGGGATTGCAAAAGAGCAAGCTCGAGCAATTTTACCAGAAGGTAATACACCATCTCGCCTATATGTTAATGGTACTATTCGTAGCTGGATTCACTACATTGAATTGCGTTCAGCAAATGGAACACAACAGGAACATATGGAGCTAGCTCGAGCAGTGGCAGAGGCTATCGGTAAAATTTACCCAAAAGCCTTAGAATTTGTAGAAACTGAAGATTGATACAAAATAATACAAATTAATTTTTGTATATAAATCAATAACTTAGGGTTTTAATAGCTCTAAGTTATTGATTCTAAAGGAAAATAAAAATGCACTTTTTTTCATAAAAATGCATTTTAGGGGTTTACATCCTCATTTACTCATAGTATAATGGACCTATAATCAATGAGGAGAAACACTATGAAATTCGCAATCTATCAGATCCAAATCACTGAAGCTCAAATTGATCTTATCAATGAAACCGGCGACTTTGCTGCAGTACCAGCTCAAAAAGCTAAAATGGATATGACTATTGATTTTGGCGGCCATAAGATTGGTGGTCTGGCTTCTGATGCATTTGAAGCTGGTTACTACACTCATGTTTCTAACATCGAAGCTGAAGATTATAACGGATGTTTTGAAGTAGGTAATATTGGTCCAGAAGAGAATATCGAACGTTTGTCTCGCATGTCTTCTCTTTCAGTTGGTGATGTAATTGTTGGTGAAGATGGCACAATGGCTGTTATTGCTCCAACAGGCTTCGTAGCTTTTTCTCATAACCCTAAAATGGCGGCTTAATCATGAAAAATATTCTAGTAAATTCCATCGCGTTTTTGGCCATTAGTGCTGGAGTAGCATATGCTTTTAACTATGCTTTGAGCATTCCAGATGTAAAATTCTCTTACTCATCTGATAAGTGCGTTGAGGTAATCAACTACAGTGATAGTTATAAATATAGCTGTGAAAATCTTCCAACTAAATTTAATCATATCTGGGTAGAATAATGGATCTTACACAATCAGTTGTTCTTCTTGCCTTTTTTGCTATAGGACTATTTCATCATGGAAAAAAGTCTTATAGCAAAGGGCGAGAAGATGGAACAAATCAAGGTATTGAGATGACTTTGGCAGTTCTTCAAACAAAGGGAATCATAACTCTTAACGAAGCTGAAGAAATATTGCGCAAAAATTAAAAAAAGTGCAAATTAACTGTTTACATTATGAAAGACATATGGTATAATAATACTATATTCAATGAGGAGAAAAACAATGGGTATTCAAGTTTCAAAAGATCGTTCAGACGCTTACATCGGCACATTCGACTATGCGTGTGCAAGTGATATGTTAGATCTAAGCGAAGTTCGCAACATGGTTAAGAATATGAATAAAATGCTTCGCCAAGATGGATACGATTATCAATTTTATGTAAAGTGCCAGGGACGAGGTACTAATCGTACTGCACGTATGAAAACATGGTTGACCAATAAATATGATCGTCCAGTTTCAGATCATTGGGCTCAAGATGCTGGCCAACGATCTCTTCCACTTGAAATTGCGGATCGAGTTGATGCCTACATCTACCGCCGTCGTTAATAGAGATATTCGCCCGTTCGATGAAGAAGAAGTTAAAAGAGCCATTGAACGGGCGAAAGCTAATAAGTCTCCTTAGCTCAGTTGGATTAGAGCAAGTGCCTTCTAAGCACTAGGTCGTGGGTTCGAATCCTACAGGGGACGCCAAAAATGCGGATGTAGCTCAGGGGTAGAGCTTCTGCCTTCCAAGCAGAATGTCGTGAGTTCGAATCTCATCATCCGCTCCAATATTGCCCGCGTGATGGAATGGTAGACATAACAGACTTAAAATCTGTGGCCGTAAGGCGTGCCGGTTCGAGTCCGGCCGCGGGTACCAATAAGTTATTGATTTATATAACTATTTTTTGATACAATTTATTACAATTTATTTTCCCTTTAGAATCAATGGCTTAGAGCTCTCCTCATCTAAGTTGTTGATTCTAAAGGGTTTTTATTTTTGGCCAACCTGTTTACAGACCCGACTAGCTATGGTATAATATACCTATATTTAATGATGGAGAAGACCATATGAACGAAGTTAATGTGATTGGTGGTAAGATTGATCGTAAAGAACTGGCCCATAAAGTCATAGCTTGGTACCTTAAGAAGGAAATGCCAAGATTTAAGACATTGGACATTATGGTTAAACTTACTAATTGCTATGAAAAAGGTGCTTATGGATATTGCATGGAACTTGACGATAACCGTACCTTTGAACTAGAGATTGATAAGAACCTTAGGTTATTTGATTTTGTGTCAACGATTTGCCATGAAATGACTCATCTTAAACAATACGCTCGTAGTGAAATGAAGCAATTAGATGATGGAAGAATCCGTTGGAAGAAAAAGGTCTATCCTTCTGATTATGACTATGATAAGTCTCCTTGGGAAAAAGAAGCTTTTCGAGTAGAAACTGGTCTAGCATTTGAATGCTTTCATCAAGTTTTGTAAACTTATA